TGATCTTCTCCTGTTACATAATTAATATTAGCATCATTACCAGCTTCATAATGATAAGTTCTAAAAGTTGTAGAAGTTATTGCTTGATTATAGTTAGTATTTGTTCCTGTATCTACTTGAAATGCAAATTGTGTATTATCGTTAGCTGGGTGAATATTAATAAATTTAAAAACATAAATAGGATATGTATTATCTAAAACTACATCTGAACTTCCATCTATAAAAGATAATGTAGAACTAGAACTAGCAGTTAAAGTTTTAATGTGTGTCATAGCACCTGAAGAGACACTAGCAGCACTTGTTACACTACTTAAACTATTATTATTATATTTAACTAATGCCATATAATTTAAAAACTCCTGAATCTATATTACCTGATGACATTTTGAATTGTACTCCATCAATAGCAGTTGTGGTGTTACAATAACCACTAACATAAAATATTTGACTATTATTTCCTGAATCATAATTATTTGTTTTAGCAATAAAATGTTTTACAAATGTCGTTGATGATGGTTCAAATAAATGCAAAGTTCCACTTACACACTGATCATTGTCTGCTCCTACTGATTCTCCGAGATTTTGAAAATTTGTAGATTGTGCTAAATCATTACTTGCTTTATATTCTAAAACATTACCAGAATCATCTTCGTTAAGATTTGCAAGAAAAACTGAAGTTGTTTTAGTAGCATCATAAGCTGTGCTTCCATCTCTAAAATTAACTTGAAAATTTGCAGCATCTGATGATGGGTGAACATTAATATATTTAATTACATATTCTTTGTAAGTTGAATCTATGTTTGAATCAAAACTTATTGTAGATGAACTTGATGCATTTTGTGTAGATATGAGCACCATTGATCCACCAATTACACCACTTGGTACGCTTGTAATCGCTGACATGGAGTTATTGTTGCAGAACAATACTGACATGTTACACTCCCATCAATGCTTTTATCTCATCGTCTGATAAACCTAAATTTTTTAATTTCGTTTTTCCTGATGCTTTATCATTATTAAGTTTTGTTTCTGCCGCTGTGTCTGCATCTTTTAACTCTTGTATCTTTGCATTAACATCAGCTTCACTTGGCATTGTTGCACCTTCTTTAATAATCTTTATGTGCTTGTATTGCATACGATCTTTATTAGGAATTTTATTTCCTTCATCATCGTGTGTTTCCCAACCATACCACATACCATCATTAAATGTTGTAAGTGCATCTTGTAAATAATCTTTAGCCATAATTTATCTCCTACGTATCTGCTAATCTTATAAATGTAAAACAAGTTTGGTTATAGGTTGTCGTACCTTGAAATTTAGAACCACTTGCTATACTACCAGCCGTAAATTTAACTTTAACATTAGAAGTATCAGTTACATCAATTAAAGTCTTACAAGTACAATGAGTATTTCCATTACCACTTGTTCCATCATTTCCTGCGGCAACCGCATTATAACTAGAATTATCTGTTGTTGCAGATATCCCTAAACTTATATTATCACCGCTAGAATTTATAGTCCCTGTTGCAAAAGCATCAACTAAATAAATCCCTGTAAGAGGAAATGTAAATATACCAGAACTTACTGACATTTGGTTATCTGTAAGACCAGCTTGTCCAGCAGTATCAATTCTTTCAATGTTAGAAGATATAGGGTCTGCATTAGAAGTTATATCAGCCGTTACTCTAAATTGGTCAGCAACTGTTATACCACCACCTTTAATTAAGCTATAATCTATTCTTTTAATTGTTCCTGCATCTGATACTAAAAATTCATCTGTATCTGCTGGAGCACTAGTTAAAGCTGTTTGCCCTGAAATAAAATCATTATTTACAGTAGATGCTGTAACAGTATCATCTGATGGTGCACCTATATTTAATACATCACCTAATAAAATTATAAAATCGATAACGTCACCTGTTGCTAAGTTACTAGCAAAAGTGATTGTGCTACCTGAGATAGTAAAAGAACTACCAGGTTTTTGTAATACACCATTTAAACTAACCAGCATGTGAAAAGCTGTTTCTGGTGTTACGTTTGTAGAATTAACTTGCATAGTATATGCTGCTTGTCCGTTTACTACGGATATAGCATCACAAACTTGAAAGTTTCCTACTATCGGTTGTTTTCCAATATATGCCATTTATTCTCCTTAATTAATTTTATCTTGCATTGTTAGGTACTCCATTTGAATTTGTAAAAGGGGACTCTGCAAAAGCCATGTAGATATATGTTGAACCAGAACCATTTTGATTTGCACCGCTATTTCTTAATTTGAAACCTTGTGCAGTAAAATCCATATCAGTATTAGATGTTTCAGCATCAGATGTATTTGGGTGTAATCTTTTTCCTACAGCATTATCAACATCTCTTTTGTTATCATAAATATTCCAATAATTTGTGCTATTAGTTTGTTTTAATAAAACAAAAGCTGGTTTAAAACCTGTATAGACAAATGTCCCATCTGCATTTCCGTTACCTTGATAGCTTCCAAATTTTGAGTAGCCTTGTTTTTCTGCGAAACAGTAGGATATAAAATTATCTGAACTTTTACTTACACCTTGATTAGTACCTATTGTAAAAACTGATGAGGTAGGTGCTGTATCATTCCAAAATCCAGCATCATTATCTCTTGCATCAGTCGAATTTAATCGCATGTGATAATCTTCTGGTGCTGAAGAATCCATACCTTTATGATAAACTCTCCAGTTATCTGCGGTATCTCTTGGTTTAACAATAATCATAGCTGGAACAACTCCTAATCCATGAGCAACAGTTCCAGCACTTCCTGTTCCTGTATAAGAAATTATTGAAAACCCAGCAGTAGTGTTTATGCTTCCAGCACTATCAATGCTTCCAACACTCGTTGCACTTGCGTCATTAGTAAATGATGTCCCAGCTTTCCAATTCCATGCTACAAAACTTTCACCATTTTGGTTAAATTCAAGGTTATTACTTGAACCATTTGCAGAACTAAAACCATCTGAATCAAAAGAACTTAGATAACCATGTGTAGAAGAATCACCACCACCTTCTACAACATTTGAATTAGATACTAATTCTTTATCAGCTCCAGCACCTCTAACAGAGTCAACTAAATTATGATTATAAGTATCAGTTCTACATTTATACCAGACCCAATCAGGTTGAAATCCAACCCCTGTAAATGATCTAGCAGAACTATCTCCTGCTCCTGTCCAAAGGATTGTATTAAAAAATTGTGTAGGGTCGTCTACTGTCGTATAAGCCATTATCCAAACTCCGCTAAGTTTTTTGTATTAAGTGCATAATATCCTGATGGCACTGCATATTCAAAATTACCATAACCATTAGCATCACTGTTTCCTGATGAAATACTAAATGATGGAGAACCAAAATTTGCTCCCCAACTTCCACTTGCCCCATAAAGAGAAGCTGCAAAAATATAAAAACCTTGAGAAGTTGTTGGTATTGTATAACCATTTGAACCTGCTGCTGGATCTCCAGAATTTATATAAGTTCCATTTTTACTAAAATAAATTTTTTTATTTGTAATATCTGCTGCTACTCCTATAATATCGTCATCGTCATAACTTGCTTCACTACTATCTAATTCACTTCCATTACTATAAACTACACCACTAGCACCATAACCAACACCATCAAGGTTAGAACCTCCTACAAAATAAGCATTATTAAGTTCAGATACAAAGTTTGCTGCACCCAAAACTCCTATATATGGAATAGAACCACTGGTTGTGCTTTTTGCTATCATTTTAAATTCTGCATAAAATTTTCCAGTAGATATTGGAATGGTTGTAGCAAATGGCACTTGGGTACTAGCACTTGAATTAGTAGCAACTACTAAATTTCCCTCTGAAAATGAAGTGTTTGATAATGCTGGTTGTGCAGAATTAAATGTTGCAAAATTATTTGTGCAAGTATCAGTAGATTGATCTGTTGCTGCTATATTATTTGCTGTAAAATCATTGTCATTACCAGACACATCATTTCCTAAAGCTGAACTATCTTCAAAATCTAAATAATACCCATTGTTACCAAAAGTTAATCCTGATACATCTATTGGTTTCCATATTGTTGGACTATCACTATCAAATTCTCCAAATGATGTTGGGTCTAGTGCTTGTCCATCTGTTTGAACAAACTCAGCTAAATAGCCATGCCAATAATCAGCATCATTATAATGACGACCTATAAAATGATTACCACTAGCTGAAGCGGCAAAAAGAGGATGATCTGCATTTTGATCTGGATATGTTTCAGTTGCAAAAGCAGTTTCTTGAGATCCATTAACATATAGCTTCATTCTATTTGCTGCTGTTCCTTGTGTTGTATCAATTGTTAAAACAATATGATACCAAGCCGAGAAATCTCTAAAAAGTCTTGTAGTTTTTAAATGACCTATGGCAGAACCCCCACTTAATACATAATGTTGTAATTGAAAGTCATCATTAAGTCTTAGATAAGCATGATTATTAACATCATTATAATTAGTAATAATTCTCATATCATCACTTATTGCAGAAGGTTTCATCCAAAATGATATTGTTCCTTTTTTTTGGTTTGTTGCTGATCCTTGTGTTCTACTTAAATTAGAACTACTTCCATCAAATCTTAATGAATTAGCAACGTCATAACCTGGTGGAGGTACTTTAGCTCCTGGATATAAAAAACTATTTATTGGCATTAACTCTCCAGTGTTGGGAGTTCACCTAATGGTCTAGTAACTGAACCATCTTCTTGTTTTGTATAAGTATATAAAGTTTCTAAGGCTGGTGTATCTGCAGCATTTGTAATCGCTGTTTCCATTTCAGCTACTTTTGTTCTTACAGCTGCTCTATGTGTAGTTATATTATTAGGTATAGCTGTTCCTGCATCTGCTTTTCTAATAACATACCAATCTGTATTTTGTAATTCAATTGCTGCTTGTGATTTTAAATTTTTAATTAATTGTGTTTTTAATCCTTCATTTTTTACATCACCTACATTTTTACCTGCAGGTATTGCCTTGTCTGTTTTATCTTGATCAGTATATAAACTATCTGCATGTGCTCTAGCTGTAGCTGTGCCCCATGATCTAGTTACTTTACCACTTCCAAATGTATATGATTCATTAGTATTAATATACCATTTATCATTTTTTTTATTTGAATTGTCTGTTTCAACTTCATAAATACCTATTGCTTCTTTTTCTGCTTTAGTCCATTTATAAAATATATCTCGTGGATATTGATTGCCATTAAGTGTAAATCCTTTTGGGTAAGGAAATAATTTTGTAACTGATCCTGATTCTACTAATGCGTACATATTATGATAATGTTAAATTTTGATTTCTTCCAACTTCTAACCATTTAGATCCATTGTATCTAAATACAAATACATCACCTTTAGAAGCTGTTGTTGTTAATGTAGGTGCTGTGTCGTCTTTAAATTCAAAGACAGCATTCCATGTTAAAGTTCTTGAACCTGTTCCATCTTGTATTACAAGTATTGATATAAATTGACCAGTGGAATTATTGGTAGGAGCAGCCAATGTTCTATTACCACCTAGAGTTAATTTACATACATCTTGTGTTGAAGCATCCCAGTTTACTGTAGATCCATCTGTAAGAGTAGATTCAGTATAATTTAATTTAGCAGACGTAATTAAATCGTCAGCTATATCTGAAGCTGTTAATGCTTTTGTATTTGGTTCTTGACCAATATAAGACATCTTACGTTATCTCCATTATGGAAAGTGTTCCTGATAGTTTATCTGCTACAGAACAATCTATCTTGATTTCATCTGTTGCTTCTAATACAACCTTACCACCTGATAATAATTCAAGTGAACTTCCTGCAGGAATATTAACATCCTTAACAAGAAATGATGTGCCGTTTGCAACGTCATTAGCACCACCTCTGTTACCTGTATCACTAACTAATTCTACCTCTGCAGTTACTGCCGAAGTATGTATATTAGTAAGGATCAGTCCAAGAACAACTGTAGTTGTACTTCCTGCACAAGTATACATTTTGTAGGGTGTACCTGCCGAAGCTGGTTCTGCTGC